TCGAACGCTGGCGGCCGCCGCGGATGCGGCACACGCACACCAAGGAGAGGGCCCACTACGTCTCCGCCGACTGGCGGGCGAAGCGGGAGCGGATTTTGATCCGCGACGCCTACCGTTGCCAGGACTGCCAGCGGGTCGTCTACGGCAGGAAGGCCCACGTCGACCATATCGTCCCGCTCGAAGACGGCGGGACGGACGCGGCGGGCAACCTGCAAACCCTGTGCGAGGCCTGCCACGGGCGGAAGACGCGGGCCGAGCAGGGGCGGAAGGGCTTCGCGTGATTCACGTCGTCGTCGGCCATATCTGCTCCGGGAAGTCGACGTGGGTCCGCGAGCAGGCCGGGCCCGACGATGTCGTGATCGACTTCGACCGGATCGCCCTGGCCCTGGCGACCGAGGGGACGAGGCACCACGAATACACGCAGGCGATCCGCGACATCGTCCGCGTCGTCCGCTGGTTCGCGATCGACGAGGCAGTCCGGGCCCACCGGTTCGGCAACCCGCCGAACGTCTGGATCATCCACGCCTACCCGACGGACAACGATCTGGCCCGCTACCGCCGGCTCGGGGCAGCGATCAAGGAGACGACGGCCGAGCCCGAGACGCTCGTCGCGCGGGCCGCGAGCGAGCGGCCGGCGTCGATGCAGGCCGAACTGGCCCGCCGACTGGCGGCCGGGGGGTGGGGTCGGCCGGAAACCTGCCATTTTGTCCATAGCCCCGCGAGCCCTCTGCGCTAATTTCCGGAGGTTTTCGCAAGGGGGGCAAGGTTGACCCGTGGGGCCGCCCCCATACCGTGACGGCCTGGAGGCCACCATGCAGATCCGCGACCGCGTCCGCGAACTCCGCCGCGTCCGGGCCGGCGACCTGACGCCGAACCCGAAGAACTGGCGAACCCACCCGAAGGCCCAGGCCGACGCCCTCCGCGGGATCCTGGCGGAGGTCGGCTACGCCGACGCCCTGCTCGCCCGCGAGCTGCCCGACGGGTCGCTGATCTTGGTCGACGGTCACCTTCGGGCCGAGACCACGCCCGAGCAGGAGGTCCCGGTCCTGGTCCTCGACATCGACGAGGCCGAGGCCGACAAGCTGCTTCTGTCGCTGGATCCGCTCGCGGCCCTGGCCGAGACGAACGCCGTCGCCCTCGACGCCCTCCTCCGCGAAGTCGACACCGGGAGCGAGGGCCTCCAGCAGATGTACGCCGACATGGCCGAGGCGGCCGAGCTCTACCAGGACGACGCGAAGGAGATCGTCGAGGACGAGATCCCCGAGCCGCCTGTCGATCCAATCACGAAGCCGGGCGACCTGTGGATCCTCGGTGAGCATCGCGTTCTATGTGGGGACTCGACGAAGGCCGAAGACGTGGCAAGGCTGATGGCCGGGGCGAAGGCGGACCTGTGCTTTACGTCGCCGCCGTATGGGCAGCAGCGCGACTACACAGAGGAAGGCAAGGCGAAGGTCGCCGATTGGGACGGCCTCATGCGTGGCGTCTTCGGCAATCTGCCGATGGCAGATGCGGGGCAAGTCCTCGTCAATCTGGGACTAATTCATCGCGAATGCGAATGGATTCCCTATTGGGAGTCTTGGATCGAGTGGATGCGAGAGCATGGATGGCGTCGATTCGGCTGGTACGTTTGGGATCAAGGGTTTGGCTTGCCTGGGGATTGGAACGGACGGTTTGCGCCATCGCATGAATTTGTATGGCACTTCAATAAGCAGTCCGTCGAGCCGATGAAGTTCCTTGACAAGAAGCCAGAGAACATAAAAACGAGGACGAAAGGTGGATCGACAATGCGAGGCAAGGATGGAAAGACAGTCGCATTCACTAATCCAGAAGCGTCCTCACAGCCAACAAAAATTCCCGACTCAATCATTCGTATCAATAGGATGCCTGGGGGTCACGGGATAGATCATCCAGCGATATTCCCTGTTGAGTTTCCTTCATTCGCCATGCGAGCGTGGCCTGGCAGCGTCTACGAGCCCTTCTGCGGCTCTGGCACCACGCTAATCGCCGCCGAGCAACTGGGCCGCAAGTGCTACGGCATGGAGATCTCGCCGGCCTACTGTGACGTTATCGTCAAGCGGTGGGAGACGTTGACCGGCAAGAAGGCGGCACGCGAGGAGGTGAAGCGTGGGAAAACGCGGACCGCGTAAACAACCGACGAAGCTCCGCCTCCTGCGGGGCGACCCGTCGAAAGAAGGCAAACACGCCGACGAGCCGGTCCCGCCGGCCGGGGCCGTCGTCGCCCCGGAGTGGGTGACAGGCAAGGCCCGCGAGAAGTGGGACGAGGTCGTCCCGCAGCTCGAGGCGATGGGCCTGATCACGCCGGCCGATGTCGAGGCGATCGGCCGCTACTGTGCCATGTACGAGCAGTGGGTCCGCTACCTCGACCAGATCCGCCGCGGGCTCGACGTGCTCGTGATCCGGGACAAGGACGGCAAGGTCAAATACATGCAGTCGACGCCGGCCGCGACGATGTTCGTCAAGCTGGCCCACTCGATGCTCCGGATCGAGCAGGAGTACGGCCTGACACCGTCGGCCAGGGCCGGCATGGAGGTACGCGGTGGCGAAGTCCGAGACACGCTCCAAGCGTTCATCGAAGGCCGCGCCTAAACAGCCGACGCCGCGGAAGCCTCGCGGCCCGGCGTGGAAGCGGCGGCCCGAGTACGTCGCCGGCTACTCGTTCGAGCAGGAGCGGGCCGACCGCGTCGTCAGGTTCGTCGAGCGGTTCGTGACCATGACCAGCGGCCGGCGGTTCGCCGGCAAGCCGATGAAGCTGATGCCGTGGCAGATCCACGACATCATCGAGCCAATCTACGGCTGGGTCGACGAGCAGGGCCTCCGCCGCTATCGGCGGGCCGCGATCTTCGTCAGCAAGAAGAACGGGAAGTCGTCCTTGATGGCGGCCCTGGTTTTGTATCACCTCCTCGCCGACGGCGAGCCGGGGGCCGCCGTCTTCGGGGCGGCCGTCGACCGGATCCAGGCCGGCGTCATCTACCGCTCCGTCGCCGCCAGCGTCCGGGCAAATCCCGAACTTGCCCGGGCCCTCGAGGTGATCGACTCCCGCTCGACGATTGTCCACAAGCCGACGGCCTCGAGGTACACCTGCCTCGCCGCCGACTCCTGGCGGGCGGAAGGCATCGACGCCTCGGCCGTCGTGATCGACGAGCTGCACGCCCACCGGAAGCCGGACCTCGTCCAGGCCTTGACCTACGCGGGAGCTGCTCGAGCCCAGCCGCTCGTCGTGGCGATCTCGACGGCCGGCGAGTCGCGGAACGGGATCGGCTACCAGTGGTACCAGGACGCCCGGCTCGTCCAGGCGAGCCCCGAGGCGAACCCGACCTTCTTCGGGAAGATCTACGAGGCGAAGGAGGACGACGCGCGGGGCGTCGACTCGCTCGAGGTCTGGCGCGACGCGAACCCGTCCCTCGGCGTGACGATCTCGGAGAAGGACTTCGCGAACGACTACGCCGATAGCCTCACGAGCGGGACGAAGAGAACGTCGTTCCTCCGTTACCGGCTCGGGATCTGGGCCCAGGCCGACGCTCGCTGGTTCCAGGGCGACGCCTGGGCCCAGTGCAACGCCGGCCCCGCCGAGCCGCTCGCCGGCCGGCCGTGCTGGGTCGGCGTCGACCTGGCGAGCAATCTCGACATGACCGCGGCCGCCTTCGTGTTCAAAGAGCGGGACGGCTCCTACGCGGTCGAGTGGAAATACTGGGTCCCGCGCGAGACCGTGGCCGACCGCGTCCGCGAGGGGATCCCCTACGACACCTGGATCCGCGAGGGCTGGGTGACCGTGACCGACGGCCACCGGCTTGATCACGAGAGCGTCGCCCGCGATCTGATCGCGTACGGCGAGGCCCACGAGATCAAGGCGGTCGGCGTCGACCCGTGGCAGGCCGGGGCGCTCGAGACGCTGCTCCAGCGCGAAGGGATCACGGTCAAGGACATCCCGCAGCGGACGGCCTACCTCAACTCGTCCTGTAAGCTCCTCGAGGCCCTGGTCGTCGAGAAGCGGCTCCGCACCGGCGGGAACCCGGTCGCGACTTGGAACGCGAATAACGTCTGCGTCTACACAGACCCGACCGGCATGATCAAACCCGATAAGGCGAAGTCGAACGAGAAGATCGACGGGATCGCCGCGCTCGTGAACGCCCTGGCCCTCGCGAGCACCGACGAGGACGACGTGGCCGGGAGTCTTGACGACTACCGGATAACGCTCATCTGACGGGCCCGCGAACTTCGCCGAACCCGGCCGCGGTCTGACACTTGTGGAGCCCAGGGGATTTTCTGCCC